CGCTTGGCCAGGCTCAGGGCGTGAGCCAGCTGCTCGCGGTCATTCTTGCGGCCAGACTCGACCTCGGTGAACTCAGCGACCAGCTCGGCCTGGCCGATGTGGCGGGCGACAGCCTCGCGCTGGGCGTCCAGGCCCAGGCCAGACTGGCCCTGCTTGTCGGTGCTGACGCGGTAGTAGGCGACAAACTTGGCCATGGTTCAGACCCCGTAGCCGAACATGAAAGCAGGCAGGGACTGCTTGCGGATCAGGCTGCGGCGGGTGCTGGGGTGGAGGTAGGCAACTTCCATCCATTTGTTGTGCGCCTCAATCGCAACGTCATGCTCCAGCAGGGCTGCTTGCGTGAGCTTGTCATTGCCGCCAAAGGTGGCGGCGTACAGCGCGTGGCGGGTCAGTGCGAGCTTGGCAGCGTGGCGAGCTGCTTCTGCAAGGGCGAGGGCTTTTTGCTTGGTCATGTCTGAACTCCTCTTTCTGGGGTGGTTCACGATGTCACCGCGACATCGTTGGACGAATCATAGCAGAACCTGGTGGGGCGTCCACAACCCAATGGGGGCGTTATTTTCTAGGTGCTTACCCTAATGCTGGTTCAGGGGCTGCTGCCTGCAAGAGTATGATCCGCGCCATCACCGTGAATACAGGAGTCCCATGAGCAAGTCCCCCAACAAGCCCCTGGTGGTCAGGCTACGGCCAGACACCCGCGCCCTCCTCGACCGTGCTGCTGAAGACCAGCGCCGCAGCCTGGCCAGCATCGTGGATGAGGCCGTGCGCGACCAGCTGCGCGACCGCTACTCCGATGTGAGCCAGCGCCTGGACATCCTGCTGCGGGGCGTGCGGTGAATGAGTTGGCTCTTTTCGCAGGCGCTGGTGGAGGAATACTTGGTGGGCACTTGCTTGGATGGCGAACAGTCTGCGCCGTTGAGTGGGAACCCTACCCAGCAAGCGTACTGCTCGCCCGACAGAACGACGGCCTTCTCCCGCCTTTCCCGATTTGGGATGACGTTCAGACCTTTGACGGAAGACCTTGGGCGGGCGTTGTTGATGTCGTTTCTGGGGGGTTTCCCTGCCAGGACATCAGCATCGCAGGTCGAGGCGACGGACTTGACGGCGAACGCAGCGGGATGTGGCGACACATGGCGCGGGTGGTTGGCGAAGTACGACCCCGCTACGTCTTCGTGGAGAACAGCCCAATGCTCACTTCTCGAGGACTCGACCGAGTCCTTGGTGACCTTACCGCGCTCGGGTATGACGCGAGATGGACTGTTATGGGAGCGGCCGATGTTGGAGCGCCGCACAAGCGCGATCGCATCTGGATTGTGGGCCACGCCAACAGCCTCAGATGGCCAGCGCGGGGGAACCGTAACCGAGAACATGACGGGCGTGAGCCTCGCGCAGCAGATCAAGACGCCGCAGCGTTGGCCGACGCCTCTAGCGAGCGATGCGGAGTCGGCAGGCGGGATCGGCTGCTGGCAGCGTGGCAAGCGCGGATTGGCCTTGAACACGGCGGTGCGCCTGGAGTTTCCGACACCGGGCTACAACGACTTCAAGAGCGGCAAGGGGTACAACCACGGGGACAAGAAGCAGACCCCGCAGCTGCGGCACATCAGTGGTGGGATGTTGAACCCAACGTGGGTCGAGTGGTTAATGGGCTGGCCGCTCGGGTGGACAGACTTAAAGCCCTTGGAAACGGGCAAGTCCCTCTGTGCGCCGCAACCGCATGGCGACTGCTTGCAGGAGGGATGACATGACCCAACAAGAAGCCATCAGGGTGCTGGACATGGCCCGCGAGGGGCAGCACCTGCCGACTGAGGTCATCCAGCTCGCGCTGTCGATCACTGACCAGCAGCCCCGGCCTGACCAGGCTGAACGCTACGAGCACTTCCTCGAGGCGCTCAGGAAGAGCGGTTTGCTGTGATGGAGCTGCAGTTCATCGTGCCTGGCGAGCCGCAGGGCAAGGGCCGGCCACGCTTTGGCAACGGGCGCACCTACACGCCGGCCAAGACCATCGAGTACGAGCGGCGCATCGCCACCAAGGCCGCCGAGGCCATGCCCTGCCCTGCCACTGCCCTGCCCGTTCGCGTGCGGATTGATGTCTACAAGGGCGTGGCCAAGAGCTGGACACAGGCCAAACGCGCCCGCGCTCTGGACGGCCAGGAGATCCCTGGCAAGCCAGACCTGGACAACGTGGCCAAGGCGGTGCTGGACGCCCTGAACGGCGTGGTCTACGCCGACGATGTGCAAGTGACCCGCCTGCTGGTGACCAAGCAGTACAGCCTGGAGCCTCGCCTGGTGGTGACGGTGAAGGAAGACATCGAATGAACGAACCAACCTTCTGGGAGAAGCTGCTCGCCTTCGTGATCACGGTGGCCGGCACGGGCGCGGCCATCTGGCTGGGCACGCACGCCATCAACACCGGCTTCTCGCTGCTGGGGGGCTGCAAATGATCTGGGCCTGTGCTCTTGCCCTGGGGCTGGCGCTGGCCATGCCGCTGCTGCTGATCGCCATCGCCATCGTGGCCATGCTCCAGAACAACGACGATGCGTAAGCGCAGCAAGTACCGCCCCAAGGGCGTGATCCAGGACACCATCAGCCATGTGCTGGGTGGCTTTCGCCTGGTGCAGCACGTTGACGGGGCTGCCACCACCCTCAAGATCAAGAACCACCAGGCCCTGGCCAGCATGGTCAAAGGCACCGGCAGCCGGGATGACATCGACATCCTGATCGCCGCCATGAACGTGACCGAGGCCCTGGCCATCACCGGCGAGCTGGGCCATGAGTACCGAGCCGAGATCACCGCCGCCCAGGACGCCATCGTGGCCATGGGCAAGCGCGGCCTGGAGCGCAACCGCTTCCTGTTCACGGGGCTGGAGATGCAGGCCATGAACCTGGGCATGGAGATCCATGACGCGCAGCTGGATGCCTGCACCGTGGCGCAGCTGGAGAAGGCGCTGGACTTTGTGGCCAGGGAGATCCTTGCCAAGCGGGCGAGGGCCGTTGCGTGAGAGGCTTCGCATCACCGTACTACGGGCAGCTCAACAGCGCCAACAACCCGCCAGAGGTGAACAAGATCTGGCACAGCAGGAACGATGAGCTGGAGCCGTTGCCGGCCTGGCGCTGGTCATTCGACTACATCACCGACCTGGAGCAGGTCGAGCAGCGCGAGTTGCTAGAGAAGATCTTGGAGGCCGCCAACCTGGACGAGCGGCACAGCCTGGTGCTGCAGCGCCTGGTGCTGGAGGACTGCACCCTGGAAGACGTAGGCCAGGAGCTGGGTGTCAGCAAGGAGCGCGTGCGTCAGATGGAGGCCAAGGTGCTGCGGCGTCTGCGCCAGGTGCAGCAGCGGTTCACGAACGTGAGCCGGTATGACCTGATCCGCGCCGAGGTGATGACCTGGCGGCGTTGGACATGGATCGAGAGGCATCGGCCATGAGCTTGTCCGCGCATCAGATCTTCATGCTCAAGCACTTCGCCATGGGCTGGCGGTTCAAGCTGACCAACAACGTGCCCGGCAGCTGGAACACCTACTGGTCGCTGCGCCGCCGCGGCCTGGTGAGCGCCGGCAGCGTCATCACGAACACCGGGCGCAAGGTGCTGGCCAAGGAGCTGCAGCTGCAGGCCAAGCGGGAGGCCAGGCTATGAAGCGCCCCTTCAAGGTCTGGTACCCCAAGCACACAGGCACCCTGCCCGACCGCGGGATCCTCGAGCGTGGTGCGGCCAGGGAGCTGCTGACCACCTGGGAGCTGACCAAGGACAAGGCCCTGGTGGACAGGCACCTGGCCCACACAGAGAAGGTCTACGGCAAGGGCGCCGAGGAGCGCATCCGACAGTACATGAGAGAGATCAGACGGAATGAGCGCCTTGCCTGAGAACATCATCCCCTTTGCGCTGCCCAAGAAGCCACGCATCAAGCCCAAGGACGCCCCGCCTGACCAGCGCAGGCTGGCCGTGCTGCCCATCCGAGCCGGCAAGGATCAGCGCCTGCACGGCAGCACCCTACGCACGTTGATCGTGCTGTGCAGCTACGTCAACCGGGCGGGCCTGACCTGGGTGAGCCAGGCCAAGGTGGCCGAAGACCTCGGGGTCAGCCGCCAGGCCGTCCAGAAGCAGCTGGCCCTGCTGCAGACCACGGGCTACGTCCAGGTGGTCAAGAAGGGATTCCGAGGCGAGTACAGCAACACCCTGCGCGTCGTGTTCGATGAAGGCGTCAGCGCAGAGGACGCCATCGCCCTCACCTCAGCCCAGGAAGACACCAGGCCACCAACCATGCAAGACGAACCCCCAGACCCACAAGGCCAGGCACGCATCGCCAGCCTGATCGCCAAAGCATTCAGACAACCAACCAGCAAGGAGCAGCAAGTGGAGCCAAAGAAGACAGACAGCAGAGCCGTCAGGCTAGTCAAGGAGGCCAACAGCAAGGCCACCAGGAAGCGCACAGCAGTGCCACATACGCAACCCACAGAGGTTGCCAATGAGCAAGCCTCAGAGGTTGCCAATGCAGCTGTGGATAACTCGCTCCATACGCAACCTGATAGGCAACCTCCAGAGGTTGCACCAACGGAGAGGAACGGTATTAAGAGAGAGAGTATAGATAAGGTTTATTTAAAGACTATAGGTGTTCTGTGCAACCTGAGCGATGCGCAGCGCGCCGAGGTCGCAGCCGCCGGCGTGACCGACGCGGAAGCCGGCCAGGCCCTGCAGCTGCTGCTCGACACCTACGCAGCCGAGGGCATCACGCCCAGCCAGACGCGCCTGGCAGCTGAGGTGATCAGCCGGGCGCAGGCCGGCAGGATCTGACAATGCCGATTCCGCGGGTTCTAAGGGGCCTACAAGCCTCGATCAGGGGTGAGGGTAGGCATGGGTACCATCCCAGGCTCTCAGCGCCTTGTGGCCCCGTGTTGCAAACCCAGACGAACGTATGGGTTCTGTACAAGGCAGGGGGTGCCTTGTGTGTGCCAGGGCAGGGGGGGGGTCGAAGGGTGTTTCCAGCCAGGGACAGCCGGCCTCTCAACGCGCCTGTCAACGCACGCGTTATCGCCTGCGCGTGCGCCTGCGCGAGCGCGACCCCTTGGCCCCCGCCCCCTGGCGTGTGCGAGCGGGGGTCACGCCCAAATTTTCCCCACCTTTTCGACGACAATGTTTTTTAAGGAGAACGTAAATGGCTACTAGCTACGAGATGCGCCCTGGTCAGGGCTCTGCTTTCAAGAACGACAAGAAGACTGAGGACTGGCACCCGGCCTACAAGGGTAAGGTGATGCTGCCTGATGGGTCTGTGCATTGGCTGGACATCACGCCCAAGAAGACCAAGGCTGGGGATACTTGGCTGGCGGTGAAGGTGGGCAACCAGATCCAGGCTGCTGCTCCGGCGGTGGACTCGCACAGCCAGGCCAAGGGCAACGGGTACCAGCCGCAGCCTGCTGATGACTCTGACATCCCGTTCTAATGACAAAGCCTAAGAGCAGGGTATCCGAGCAGATCCCGTCCTTGAAGAACTGGGGCGGGGTCAGGAGCGTCCAGCGTCGGCTGGAGCGGTCGGCCACCATCATGGCCAACCGTGAGGCTGTGGCTTATGCGCTGCTGTGCATGGCCAACGCCAAGATCACCGACATCATGACCTGGGGCGAGGATGGCCAGGTCAGGGTCAAGGCGGCATCTGACATCCCTGACCATGCGCTGCAGGCCATCAAGACAATCCGCACGCGCTTGGACAGGGAGGGCAACAGCACGCTGGAGATCGAGCTGTATGACAAGGTGGGTGTTCTGCGTCTGTTGGCCAAGGCAAGCGGCCTGCTGGACAACCCTGATGACGGTTCTGACAAGCCCAGCGTGATTGACATTAATGTGGTGGCGCCATCGCAGGAGTTAAGCAATGAGTGATATCGAAACCCTACGCGCCGCTGCAGAGCGGATCACAGCACACAACGTGGCCCTGCGTAGCTTCTTGCTGCGCCTGCTTGACCCTGAAGATCTGGGCCATGCGGTTACTCAGGAGGTGCGTGGCAAGGCGACTAATCTGCTATCCATGCAGCACATCTGCCCGCCCTGCAACAACCAGTGCCGCCAGGGCAGGGACTGTCCCAACCGATGAAATACCGCTGCAGCTGCCACCCTATGAGCGCCTTCCATTGGCGCGATCCTGATTGGCCCAGGCTTATTGATTGGTCTGGCCTGGGCCGATCACAAAGCTCCTCCAAGCATTCCAGCGCTGTGGTCAACGCCAAGCGGGCCACGGGGATTGATGTGGCCACAGTGCATGGCCTTTCAAAGAACCAGCGGGTACTGATCCTAGACCCAAAGCATTTCCATGTTTTTATGAAAGCAGCACCCACCAATGTCAAGAACAAAAGAGCAAAGTGACAAGGCCGTGGCCATGTCTGGCCTGCGCCTGGACTTCAGCAAGTCCCCGGTGATCTATGACTTCATAAAGTCCAGCGCATTCGTGCAGGGCTTGATGGGGCCCGTGGGGTCTGGCAAGTCCTACGGGTGCGCGTCCAAGATCTTCATTAAGGCGGTGCAGCAAAAGCCCAGCCCCGTGGACAACGTGCGATACAGCCGCTGGGCGGTGGTGCGAAACAGCTACCCCATGCTCAAGACCACCACCATCAAGACCTGGCTGGATCTGTTCCCCGAGGCCACGTTTGGCCCCATGCTGTGGACGCCGCCCATCACCCACCACATCCGGCTGCCGGCCCGTGATGGCGCTGCCGGGATTGACTGCGAGGTCATCTTCCTGGCCCTTGACCAACCCAAGGACGTTCGCAAGCTGCTCTCGCTGGAGCTGACAGGGGCCTGGGTCAACGAGGCCCGCGAGCTACCCAAGGCGGTGATCGACGGCCTGACGCACCGGGTCGGTCGCTACCCCACCAAGCGCGATGGCGGCGCTACCTGGCACGGCATCTGGATGGACACCAACCCGATGGATGACGACCACTGGTGGCACAACATGGCCGAGAAGGAGAAGATGACCGGGCCATATGCCTGGAAGTTCTTCAAGCAGCCAGGCGGCGTGATGGAGGCAGACCCCGACACCCTGCCGGACAACCCCGAGGCCAACGACCATGTGTTCTCAGCGGGCAAGTGGTGGAAGGTCAACCCCAAGGCCGAGAACATCAACAACCTGCCAGGCGGCTACTACCCGCAGATGCTGCTGGGCAAGAACCTCGATTGGATCCGCTGCTACGCTGGGGGCCTGTACACCTACGTCCAGGAAGGCCGACCCGTTTGGCCAGAGTACGAAGACAGCACCATGTCCGGCGACACCGAAGTTGACCCCAGCGTGCCCATCCAGATCGGCCTGGACTTTGGCCTGACGCCCGCGGCCACCATCGGCCAGCGCCTACCCAACGGTCGCTGGGTCATCCACAAGGAGATCGTCACTTTCGACATGGGCCTGGAGCGGTTCGGCCTGGAGCTGCTGGCCCTGCTCAACCAGCACTACCCCAACCACCAGGTGCTGCTGTGGGGCGACCCCGCCGGCATGGCCAGGGACGCGATCTACGAGGTCACCAGCTTCGACTTCCTGCGGACGCTGGGGCTACGGGCGCAGCCAACGGCCAGCAACGACTTCAAGGTGCGCCGGGAGTCGGCGGCGGCCCCCATGCAGCGCCTAATCCAAGGCAAGCCGGGGCTGATTGTGAACAGGCAATGCAAGCTACTACGCAAGGCCCTTGGTGGCGGCTATCACTTCAAGCGGGTGGCAGTCGGCGCCGGCCAGGAGCGATTCAGGGACGCGCCAAACAAAAACGAACACTCGCACATTGGCGACTCTTTTGGCTACCTGATGCTGGGCGGCGGCGAGTACAACCGCATGACCCGCACCCCCAGCCTGGGCGGCAGACCCATGAATCAGACCATCATAATGAAGCAGGACTTTGATGTTTTCTCGGGATGATATCGCCGCGCTATCAGATGACTTGCATCTTGTCCAGACCCCAATAGAATCTATTGGTATGGGTACAGATCTGATCACGCTGCCGCCTCCTGGTCTGCCTGCGCCTATTGCGCGGGGCAAGATCATGGCCATCCAGCAGGCCTGCCAGGGTCTGCCGGATGATGAGCGGATTGATCCTGGCGATGCGCCACTCAAGCATTGGCTGGCTCCAGGCATCTACGCTCGCGAGATCCATTTGGCTGGCGGCACGGTGGTGGTGGGTCGAGTGCATCGGCATCGGCACTTCAACATCATCAGCAAGGGTCGCGTCACTTGCTACACCGAGTTTGGAATTGAGCATCACAGTGCGCCGGCCAGCTTCATCTCGGAGCCCGGCACCAAGCGCGTTGTGCTGACGCATGAAGATGCGATCTGGACAACGATCCACCCAAATCCAACGCATGAGCAGGACATTACCAAGCTGGAAGAGATGTTCACCGCACTCGAGTACGCCGAGCTGGGCATGGAAGTAATTGAAAAGGAGTTGATCAAATGAGTTTCGTAATTTCAGGAGCGATTCTTTTGGCTGGCGGGGCATCCGCATATCAAGGCAGAAAATCGCGGAAACAAGCAGAGAGCCAGCAAATGCAGGCGCTTAGCCAGCAGGCGGCAGACGCGGCAAAAATGCGTGAGGAGATTTCACGCCAGACCAGCGCATACGCCCAGCAGGCCACATCTTTGCAGCAGCAAGCCGAAACGGCCCGTCAGCAATTTGAAATGCAGTCTCTGTCTTACAAAGAGAACAAGCTGGCGATGGAAAACAAAGCCAAAGAAGTGCAGGCCGCTGCCGATGAGGAGCGTCGAAAGGCCGCAGCTGCAGAGGCCTCTGCCCTTCGCGCCCGCACCCGAGGTGGTCGCCGCTCGCTTCTGTCTGGTGAACGCATGGACGCCGAGTTAGGCGTCGGCATGAATTTGGGCGGCGGCTCTGGGATGTTGCAGTAATGGCAACCCGCCTTACTCAAGTTCAATCGGCCAGATTGTCGCGTCGCGCAGGCGGCATCGACAGGTTGGCCGGAGAATATCAAAGACAAATTGAAGACCTTACCAAAGATTATTCAACAGGTTTTTCTGAGTACCAGGCGCAAGTTGCTAAAAAGATGGCGCCGTATGAGTCGGAAGTTGAGAAGTACAAAACCGAGTACACCGGCTACGAGAAAAATATTGCCGGCTATAAATCAAGGCTCAAGCAATACGAGGATATTCTCAAAGCCTACGAGGCGCAGCCTTATGAAAAAGTGACTCCAACTTATAACCCAAGAGCCTATACCAAATACGAAGGTCAAACGTATGCTGGTGATTTTTATGTCAACGGTATGCAAATTAGTCAATATCTTGCATCGGTTGGCTCTCCCACGCAGCTGACGATCGGACGGTATGGCGAGCAAGGCCTACGGGTGGGTCAAGAGTTCAGTTACCTGAAGCCGACGCCTGAGAAATTTACAGAAGCCGCTCCTGTTGCGCCAAAAATGCCGACAGCCCCATCTATTGCAGAATTTGATACCACTCAATTTGAGCAGAAACGCACTCAATTTGAAGAGGGCTACAAAAGAGAAGTAGGCGAGCGCCGAGCCGCACGCTTGCAGGCCACGCGCCGCAGCAGTCGAACAATGCTAGGGGGAACAACATGAAAACCAAAGTCGAAAAAGTGATGCACGAATACAAGGAGGGCACATTGCACTCCGGCAAAGGCGGCCCCGTGGTCAAAAACCCAAAGCAAGCCATCGCCATTGCGCTGTCAGAGCAGCGCCGTGCCCGATCCAAGCGTAAAGGCGGTCTGATGCGGGAGGCAACGGCATGAAAGTAGAGATCAGCATTGCGAAAAACGGCGAAGACAAGCCGATGCACGAGGAAAAGCCCGAGCTGATGGACGAGCAGAAGGTGGCCCTGGGCAAAAAGCTACAGAAAAACATGATGCTCACGCGCATGGAGCGCAAATTGCTCGCTGCTTACCTACTAAAAGAGGAAGACGACTGATGGCCACGAAACAAGTCTGGGATAAGCCCCGGCCCAAAGATCTGGGCGAGTCAAAAGAGCTGTCTTCCGCGCAGAAACGCATGGCTATGCGTCGGGCGCAGAAGGCCGGTCGCCCGTACCCCAATTTAATCGACAACATGGCGGCGGCCAAGGCGAAAAAGTGAGCGGTCTGAAGAATCCCGAGGGTGGATTGACCGAAGCCGGTCGCCGTCACTACGAACGCAGTGGGGAAAGCAAGAACCTGCAGCCTGGCGTGAAGGAATCCACGCCATCGGGTGACCGTGCCCGCCGCAAGGGGTCATTTTTAGCCCGCTTCTACACAGATCCAAGCGGGCCGCTGGTCAAAGACGACGGCAAACCCACGCGCCTGGCGCTGGCGGCCAAAGCATGGGGGGAGCCAGCCCCGCGTACAGCAAGCGCAGCAGCCCGCCTGGCAGCCAAAGGCCGAAATTTACTGGCCAAGTACAAAGCCGAAAAGGACTGATTGAATTATGGAATACAACGACAAAACCGGCGGTATGCGCCTGACGCCTGAGCAGATCATCAAGCGTCAAGATGTGGCCCAGAAAAAGAAGGACGAATTCCAGGCGCTATATATGGATGCCTACGAGTTCGCCCTGCCCCAGCGACAGCTGTATGGCGTCTGGGAGGGCAGCTACACCGGCAAGAACAAGATGACGCGGGTCTTTGACTCGACCGCCATCAATAGCACCCAGCGCTTCGCCAACCGGCTGCAATCAGCCGTCTTCCCGCCACAGCGCAAGTGGGCACGCCTGGATGCCGGCACCGACATCCCTGCTGATCGCGCTGATGTGGCCAAGGCTGTGCTGGAGCAGTACGGTGACAAGATGTTTACCGTGCTGCGGCAGTCCAATTTCGACATCGCCATGGGCGAGTTCCTGCTCGACCTGGCTGTGGGCACCGCCTGCATGATGGTGCAGCCTGGCGATGATGTCAGCCCCATCAATTTCATCCCGGTGCCGCTGTTCCTGGTGACCTACGAGGAGGGCGCAAACGGCCAGGTGGACAACGTCTACCGCAAGATCCGAATGAAGGGCGAGTCCATCCAGCGCCAGTGGCCAGACGCCAAGATCCAGGGCCAGCTTGCCCGCTTGATTGAAGACAAGCCCACCGAGGATGTGGAGCTGCTGGAGGCTACTGTGTTTGACGCCAAGCGCGGCGACTACTGCTATCACGTCATCTACAAACACAGCAAAGATGAGCTGGTCTACCGCCGGCGCAAGTCCAGCCCTTGGGTGGTCAGCCGCTACATGAAGGTGGCCGGCGAGATCTACGGTCGCGGCCCGCTGCTCACCGCTTTGCCAGACATCAAGACCCTGAATAAGACTATTGAGCTGCTGCTCAAGAACGCCAGCCTGGCTGTCTCTGGGGTCTACACGGCTGCAGACGACGGGGTGCTGAATCCCAACACCGTCAAGCTGGCCCCTGGCGCGATCATCCCGGTTGCCCGCAACGGTGGCCCGCAAGGCCCTGCCCTGCTGGCCCTGCCACGCTCGGGCGACTTCAATGTGTCGCAACTGGTGATCAATGACTTGAGGTCAAACGTCAAGCGCATCTTGTTGGACGAGTCCCTGCCGCCGGACAACATGAGCGCCCGCTCGGCCACTGAGATTGTGGAGCGCATGAAAGAGCTGTCCCAAAACCTGGGCAGCGCCTTTGGCCGCTTGATCAATGAAACCATGATCCCGCTGGTTACCAAGATCCTGGAGGTCATGGACGAGCGCGGCTTGATTGATATGCCGTTGCG